GAATATGGTTAAATCCTTTTTCTGATACTCCTTGATGTATTTCTTCATAAATTTGTCCATTTTTTGTATTTAGTTTTTCCCATTCTTTTTCTACTCTTCTAACCATAGATTCTGCAAATCTCAAATTTTCTTGTTTTGTCATTTTCATTGTGTCAACTCCTTGTTGATTAATTTATGGGTCAATCATAGTTGTTGTTGTTACGACTAGATACAGAGATTATACCTTAATTTTTCCAGGTGAAAACACCTAGTTCGTGCCTGAGTCGTGCCTAGAAAATTAATCAAAAATTGCTTAAATTAATTTAATTTGTGCCTGAAGATTAAATAAATAGCTAGCAGATAGATACCTAATATAGATACCTTAGAAGCTAGTTATATGAGGTAATAATAAAACAACCTATATATACATATGACACCACTATAAAAAGTTAATATATGCATAACAGCGATTCATCAATAATAATGATAGTAGTATCACGTAAATAGATACTAGTATTTTGAGAGTTGCTGAAGTTTCCCGTCACGCACACGTAAAAATAGTATCTAGCTAACCTAGTAACTGTTTACAGTTACGGTACAGGTTAGCCATAACTTAAAGTAACAGGGGGTATGTCTTGTGGAATGTGTATTGGAGGGGAGTATACCTGTAGAAATTTAATTTTTCTAAAAAGAGGTGTTTAGTATCTAGTTACTAGTAACAGTAACAAGTAACTAGTTGCTATTTTCTTTATACAGGAGGGTATTAACTAATGACTTATTACTAGAAAATATATTTAAATAGAATAGAAATAGTTACTTGTTACTTTCTATTATAATTTATTTGTCAAGGACTAACAAGTACTAAAAAGAGAATAATTATAAGAAGAGTTAGAGAGTTTAGTGCTGTTATTACTAGTGAGTAGTAGCTAATTTTAGATATTTCTTCTATTTTGTTTACTCTTTTGGACAGGTCACCTAGTTTATTAGTTAGACCTTGTAGGTCGTGTATGTTCATTTTAGTTTCCTTATGTGAGAGGACCACGAATTAGTTCAGACAACGTATCGTAGGCTGGTCGATAGCATGGCAGATGCTAGTCTGATTAACCCCTCTCGTTGTGTATATTAACATTTGTATGGTATAAATTAGATATGGCACCTAAGAAAGATTCTAAATTAAAAAATGCTGGAGTTAGTGGGTATAATAAGCCTAAGAGAACTCCTAGTCACCCTACGAAGTCACACGTTGTTGTTGCTAAAGTGGGTGATAAGACTAAGACTATAAGGTTTGGTCAACAGGGTAAGACTGGGGATAAGACCATGACTCCCCGTGCTAAGTCATTTAAGGCTAGACACGCTAAGAATATTGCTAAAGGTAAGATGTCTGCAGCGTATTGGGCTAATAAGGTGAAGTGGTAATGGCTAAGAAGAAAGGCTTGTATGCTAATATTCATGCTAAGAGGAAGAGGATTAAGGCTGGGAGTGGTGAAACTATGAGGAAGAAGGGACAGAAAGATAGACCTACTGCAGCGCAATTTAAAAGAGCAGCAAAGACTGCTAAAAGGAGATAGATATGCCACAAGGAAAAGGTACTTACGGTAGTAAGATGGGTAGACCTCCGAAGAAAAAGAAGAAGATGGGAAGGAAAAAGAAATAATGGCAGCTACTAATTCTTGGATAGAAGGGTCAAAGCCTGATGATATTAAGGCTAGACAAGATGCTTTCCTTGCTTTGTATGCAGAGGTAGGCAGTATTCGTGCTGCTTCTAAGGAGTTAGGCGTTAATAGACGTACTCCTATGAGGTGGATAGAGAATAATGTTCAGGGATTTAAAGAAAGATTTGAAGATGCGAAGCATAATTTCCGAGAAATGCTACAGGATTTGGCAGTATCTAGGGTGAAAGACCAAGGTCCTAAAGATAATCCTGTATTGTTGATTACTTTATTAAACGCTCATTGGGCTGATAAGTATCGACCTCAGACAACTGTGGTAGATGATACGGCTAAAGAAGTTCTTAGTGAGATGCGTAAACGCTTTAAGGATAGTAAAAATACTGAAAGTGAGGACACATCAACTGAGTTAACTGCACATGAGCAGGTCGAAAATATTTTAAAAGGAAAAAAAGGTGATTGATTCTGAAGATAGGTTGTATTTAGGTGGGGATTCCCTAGAAAGAGATAAGTTTTCTTCTGCGATACTAGGGATAAATGCGAAAGATAACACGATTGTGTACTCGGTAGATAAGATTATTGAGATATTTGTGTTAGAAGATGACATGACAGCAGAAGAAGCAAATGAATTTTTTGAATATAATGTTTTAGGAAGTCATATGGGAGAGGGCACACCAACTTATGTGTCCGAAGTTTACAATGGCGATTGCGAATATTAATGAAATTGCTGATTACATATACGAGAAAATAAATTTCTCTCCTACTGAACTCCAAAAACCTATACTGTCCTCCCGAAAAAGATTTATCCTAGTAGCTGGTGGTGAACAAGCTGGCAAATCTATGGTAGCTTCTAAGTATTTACTTGCTAGATTCCTAGAAAATGACGAGCCCGGTCTTTATTGGCTGGTCGCTGCAGACTACGAAAGGACTAGAGCAGAGTTTGAATACCTAGTACAAGACTTTTCTGAGTTAGGACTACTGGCAGAATCCACTAAACGTGTAGACCCCGGTAGAATAATACTTGCAGACGGCACTCGTATAGAAACTAAATCTGCAAAAGACCCTAGAACTCTAGCTATGAGAGCACCTAATGGAATAATTGGTTGCGAAGCTAGTCAGTTAGACCTAGAAACTTTTAATAGATTGCGTGGAAGATGTGCACCTAAACGTGGTTGGCTGTTTTTAGCTGGTACGTTTGAAGGCTCACTAGGCTGGTACCCACAAATGTATCAGGCATGGCAACATACTTCAAATAAAGACGAACAAGCGTTCTCCTTACCAAGCTACTCCAACCAGTATTTGTACCCCGGTGGCAGGGAAGACCCTGAAATACTAGCACTGGAACAAGCTGCTTCTGACGATTTCTTTATGGAACGTATAGAAGGTATACCCTCACCACCACAAGGTCTTGTGTTTAATGAGATAAGACCTGACATTCACATACAAGATGTTGAGTATGAACCCGATATTCCTGTGCATATTTGGATTGACCCCGGATATTCTGAAGCGTATGCTTGCGAAATAGTCCAAATTGTAAATGACCAAATAAGAGTCATTGATGAAATATATGAGCGTAACTTAGTCACAGATGACATTATAGATATCGCTCAGAGCAGACCTTGGTGGAAGGATGCACAGTTTGGAGTGATAGATATTGCAGGTTATCAGCATCAGGCTATGGCTGCACCTGCAGAAGTGTGGTTAGAGAAGACTGGAATTTATTTTGATTCACAAAAAATCAGAATAAATGAAGGAACTGAAAGACTAAAAGCCTTTTTAAAGACTGACCCCGTAGAACAAAGAGATGCTAGAATAGTCTTTAACCCTAAATGTGAGGGAATTTTATCTGAGTTAGGTGTACATCCTAATCCTTTTGACGGGCAAAGCCGTGCTTATAAGTGGAAAACAGATAGAGATGGTAATATTGTAGGAAATACACCGGAGGATAGATACAACCACGGTGTAAAAGCTGTAATATATGGCATAATAAATCGGTATGGTTACGGATACGTGACTGAAAATAAGACAATCAGTGTAAGGCGTTGGTAAATGGCTAACTACAAACCTGAAGAAATAACGGCTTTAGTCGATAATCACTATGAATTGACTGAACCTTTACGTACAAGAATGGATGATGACCACAAACTGTACAGACTTGAAGAGTTTGATGCAGGAGAAGGCTATCAATCTTACACATCTAACGAACCACAAGTATACGCAGACAAACTTATTTCTTGGATGACTACATCTGAGATGGTTGTGCGTGTTCCCTACAACAATGCTGAAAGAGAGCAAAGGGAAAACAATGATGCTAAAGAAAGATTCCTTATAGGATTACTTAAAAGTGCTGACGATAGAGTAACAGCTAGGTTTCAACCTACTGTACGAGCACAGCTATCTTGGTATATTACTTTACGTGGCTGGTATGCAGTAAGGTCAACACTTGTAAAGAATAAAGAAGGCGATACTTATGTAGATATACAGCCTTGGGACCCACTCCACACATACTGGGGAGAAGGACCTAACGGTTTAGCTTGGGCTTGTTACAAGACTAAGAAAACTCCTACAGAGATTAAAGCTATATATGGTGTAGAGGTGGAAGGCGAAGGCATGGGTCCTGATGATGATGACGGTATAGATATATATGACTTCTTTGATTCTGAAGATAATATAGTTTGTACCGATACAGTTATTTTAAAGAAAAGAACTAAACATGGTTCTGACAAAGTACCTGTAGTTATTGGACCTGTAGGAGCACAACCTTTAGTACAGGCAATATCAGAGTCAGGAAACTTAGATACCGTAGAAGACTATGGTGAATCTTGCTATAAGTCTTCCCGTGATTTGTTTGAGAAGCACAACTTTATGATGAGTGTGATGCTTGAACTTACAGCACGTTCACGTAGACAAGGGCTTAAAGTCAGGTCACGTGATGGAACTAAAACGTTGGAAGAAGACCCATACAAGGAAGGTTCTGAGATTGCATTAGGACAAGGCGAAGACGTAGAGCCACTAGGATTACTGGAAATGGCTAGAGAGTCAGGCGTGTTTATGGGATTAATCTCAGGCGAAATGCAAAGAGGTGGATTACCACACTCTATATACGGGCAATTAGAATTTCAATTATCAGGATTCGCAATAAATACTTTGCGTCAAGGTGTTGAAACTGTACTTGCTCCTAGACTAATTGCATTAGAAAAATGTTATAGAAGTATGTTCCACCACTTATGTGACCAGTATGTTACTGGTGCATTTAAAGCTATGGAACTTAGTGGTCAGGATAAAAACAGAATGTATTTCTCAGAAGAAATTACTCCTGAGACTATACGTGATGCCGGTGATGTTGAAGTAGACTTTATCGGACAACTACCACAAGACGATATGTCAAAGATGAGCATGGCTCAAATAGCACGTGAAGGTGA